CTTACTGCCGTATGTGATATCTAACATAGCTAGTGCGTCGCCGATTCCTGTGATTCCTAGACCTGTTCTACGACCATTAACAGCTTGTGCCCTTACTTTATTCCAAAGATTAATTTCTGGTTGTTTTACTTCTAATGCCTCAGGGTCTTCTTTGATCTTTGCAAGAATCTTATCAATTTTTTCTATTTCTAAATCGATCATATCGTCCATTAAGCGTTGAGCTTTTTGAGCAACTTCTCCAAAATGTGAAAAGTCAAACTCTGCATCGGCTGTCCACGCGTTTTTGACAAAAGAAGTAAGGTTAATAAGCATCAATCTGCAGCTATCATACGGAGAAAGAATAATCTCTCCGCAAGGATTAGTAGAGGTCGAGCCAAAACCTTCTGCTTCGTAGATATCAGACGGCGTCATACGCTTCGCTGTATCCCAAAACAGAAGGCCAGGCTCTGCTGCAGCGTGAGCAGATTCAACTATTTCATGCCAGAGCTCTTTAGCACTTACCCATTCTTCTACTATGGGCTGCTCTTTGGTATCAACTGGGAAACGCAGGTTTATTGGATCACCCCCTCGGACCGCGCACATAAATTCCTCAGTAAGTCTTATTGAAATGTTGGCTCCTGTCACACGCGACAGATCTCTCTTAATTCTAATAAAGTCTCTTATTTGTGGGTGGTGTACTGATAGTGAAATCATCAGTGCACCTCTTCTTCCACCTTGCGCGACTTCGCGGCAAGAATTGGAAAATCTATCTAAAAATACTTCTAGACCGGATGTTGTTTTTGCTGCATTTGAAGTAGGAAGATTTTTTGGTCTAATGTTTGATACATCAAAACCTACTCCGCCGCGGCGCTTCATAATTTGAACTTGTTCTTGATCAGTCTTTAAAATCCCACCATAGCTATCTTCAGGAGAAGCAATAACAAAACAATTAGAAATAGATTGTATTTGATAATCGTTACCTATACCACTCATAGGCGAACCTTGAGGTACAATATACTTAAATTTTTCAAGCAAGCTATAGATCTCATCACAACTCATAGGGTTAGGATATTTTGATTCTACTCTCGAAAACTCTGATGCTAGCCTTTTGTGCATATCATTGGGATTTTTTTCTAAAAAATTACCTTCTGAGTCTTGAAGCGCATATTTTCCTGCAAAGACGCTTGCAGCGAGTTCGTCTCCGTCAAAATATTCTGTAGATGATTCTAAAACTTGATTGTGTGTATACATATTTTTCTCTTTTACTTGCTTGCTGTTATTTCTTTCCATTTAGATTTTAACATGTCTTTTGTTCCTGTATTATGAGATTCATAAATATCTACAAGTGACATTTGAGAAGCATCTTCGATTATCTCTATTTTTGATCTAGCTGTATCTATTTTAACAGGAAAAAGAATTCCGTCTTTACCAGCTCTGTTTTTAGCAACAAAAATTCTTCCCATTCCAGATGCTTTTTCAGAAGGTTTTCTAGATATAGAAACAACAATATCAGCAACCATAGCTTTACCATAAGCTTCAGACATGTTTTCCAGGCCGACAACTTCAGAATTTGATGCTTCTCTATTAGCTTGAGAAGCAGTCCACACAGGAATATTCATTTCCATTGCAAGATTTCTTAATTCTTCATATACCAATTTTAATTCATGCCTGAGTGAATCATATTGACGTGTTGACCTCATAATATCAGCATAGTCTAGAACAATCAAAGAAGGCACAAAGTCTTTCATAGAGAGCTTTTCTATGTGATTTCTAATTGTCACTATGCTGGCAGAACCTGTTGGGTACTGCTTAATAATTAGCCTTCCATGGTCGTTACTTTCATAATATTCTAGCACTTTTTCTTTATTTTCAACAATGTCAGAAGAATCAATTCCTGTCAAGTTACTGTCGTATCTAATACCAACAGCAGTTTCTGATAACTCAAACGTGTAGTGGATAACATTTTTGCCGCGCCTTAGTGCTTCTGCACCCATTGCGACAAGCCAGTGAGACTTACCTACGCCTGTAGGTGCTACAATTACGCCAATTTCGCCTCTAGAAAGCCCACCGTTAAATACGTCTTTTGCATCAAGATGAGCCAGTCCTGTGGGACAACAGATTCTGTTGATTTTTGCAAATCTTGCTTCATGATCTTCAAAAAAGATATGACCGACTGAAGATCCTGAACCTTTAGAAACTGCGTCTTTCATAATGTTTAACACAGCTTCATAGTTTTCGCCTTGAATTGCCTTGACACTGTCTTCTAGTGCTTGCTGAAGAACTTGTTTTTTACAGAAGTCAAGTGTCTTTTCTTTAACATACTCCAGGTCGCCTAGATTTGGTGATGATTTTACTCTTGACAAGAATTCAATTACCTGCCCCTTAAGAATAATATCATCTCCTTCAGTTAGTTCATCCTTGATAATTGAAACAAGTAGACTTAGTGTAGGAAAACTTTTATACTTTAAGTAAAACCCAAAGAATCTATCACATAAATACTGCAAATACTTAAGTTCGAAGTATTCGTGTGTCATTACTTCAACCATCTGCGTTGCCCACTGTGGGTCTTTTAGTAGTGATTGAAATATTTTTTCTTGAAAGTCTTTTCCGTACTTAGAAAAGTGATTTTCATAACTCATTTAATAGTGCCTTTTTTTAAATTACGTAGAAGATAATTCCACCTTAAAGGATCAATTGTCGTTATGGTTGATGTCTTTAAGATCTTTTGCATACTCATATTATTCCATGCAGGAGTGAAATTTTCAATATCACTTTCAATTTTTTGTATATGATTTAAAGACAAATTGTTTGTGTCAAGAAGAACTAGTTTGTTATTTCTTTTGATTAAATCTTCATTGTTTACAATGTTTTCAAAGATCTTTGGGCCCTTAGGTTTGATCATTGACTTTGCGTCTGCTACCATGTCGTAGAGCATATATTCGTGGGACTCTGTTAACTTCTGGAACCTTTTAGAAAGACTCTTATATCCTACACCTTTGACACCCGGGATGTTGTCTGAAGTGTCTCCTGTGATACTTTTTGCTAAACAAAAATTATTAGGATGAATCCCAAATCGTTTAATCACTTTGTCTTTGTCGACAAAAGCTTTTAATGTGGGTGACCATATAATGGTGTTTTCATTAATAAGTTGATAAAAATCATGATCAGAAGAGATTATAATTTTATTCTTTTCTTTAAGAAGGTATTTTGACAAATACCCAATTGCATCGTCAGCTTCAGCACCTGATATGTAAGTTTGACATACAGGTACACAGCCTAAGATAGCTATTAAAGTTTTTAATTGAAAGTTTCTATTTTCATATGTAGAAGGAATGTCCCCTTCGTAATATCTGTTTAGCTTTTGAGGCTTTGAGCCTTTTTTATAGTCTTTAAAGAGCCCTCTTTTTTTATTTGAGCCTCCTCCTTCCCAAACAACTACAACACCTTCTGGCTTGCATTTTTCTACCAGACGCATCATTGCATTAAAAAAACCAGATATCCCGCCTACATGGTCTCCATTCTCAGACATTGCAGGATTTGCAATAAAATGTCTAGTAAAAAGATTTAACCCGTCTATTAGCAGGACTCTGTTTTTATACATCAATATCTAAGTCCATGTCAAGTTCTTGTGCGAGTGCTTGAACTTCTTCATAAGATTCTGCATCGATCTCTACATCTTCAATAGAACCTAACTTTTTAGCCATTGCAGCTTCTGTTAAGATGTCTACAGCTTCTGTCCAGTCATGACTACTCATAATGTCTTTAAAGCCTGCTTTGTAGAATTTCTTTTCTGCAATAATTTCACCTGTACTTGTATTAGTCATTGTTATTGACTTCCAAGCGCCTCCGCCTTGAACTGAGTATGCAATGTTTCCGTCTTCGCTAAACACATCGTTGTCTTTGCAATACTTTCTAAGCAGATCAAATAGTTCTTCATGTTCTACGATACCTTTTCCAAAGTGAATTTGAAAGTCTACTTTTCTAAAAGGCGGTGCGACCTTGTTTTTAATTGTTTTTGCCCATACCTGGATTCCGATTACATCATCGCCTTCTTTGATTTGTTGACCAGCACCCAGTCTAATCCTAATTGATGAGTGAAAGGGTATTGCTTTTCCGCCAGGCGTAGTGGTTGGATCACCGTACATTACACCAATCTTTGTTCGAACTTGGTTTAGAATAACAAAAAGACTGTTAGTCTGGCCGATAACACCGGTGATTTTTCGCATACCTTTTGAGATTGTTCGTGCTTGTAGACCAATAGAATTCTGATCGTAATCTCCAAGAAGTTCTGCTTTAGGCGATGATGCCGCAACAGAATCCCAAATAACAGTTACGGGTATGTCTTTATCAAGTGCTTTCGCTTTTAAAATTGTTTTTTCTGCAATTGATAGGACTTCTTCAGTGCAGTGAGTATCAACATAGACAAATCGCTTAGTCACATCACAACCTAGCATCTGAAGATTTTCTACAGAAGTTGCGTTTTCAGTGTCGATATAAACAACAATCCCGCCCATTTCTTGGGTTGATCTTGCTATTTGTGTAGCAATGTGTGATTTACCAATAGAAGGAGGTCCAAATATTTCTACAATTCTTCCTTCTGGTAATCCGCCTCCTTTTTTATTGGCACAAATCCAGTCAAGCATACGTGAACCCGTGCTAATCCATCGATTAACGTGGGTAGGACTTTCATCTTCAGAAAGATTATAGGCAACTCTTGTGCCTGCTTCTTTGTTTAATGATTTAATTAAGTCTTTAGTGAAATTGTCTTTTTGCATGATTGTCCTTTTAAAAGTTTATATTTGATTCTATCTTGCGGCTCGCTTTGTTTACAAAAATGGCGGCACAAAGTGCCGCCATTACAAGCTAAACTAGAATGTAACTTTAGTCCATTAAGTCTGCAAATGCATCATCTAGGCTTCCAAAGCTTTCGCTTTCTGTTGTCTTGGTAACTGCACTAGAAGTCGTATCTGTAGTTGTCGGGGTAGAGCGATGTGCTGTTCCCTCACTAGAGACAGTTTCTTCATCTCCGTTAATCCAATTTTCAAGAATTCCAGAAATTTCATCGTAAGACTTAAGCGTGTAGAGATCTTCTACCTTTGGCATATTTTCTAGCCACTCAGAAGACTGCTTTGACTTAGTAGAAAGCTTAGTAACCTTTCCACGTGGCATTACGTCAGTCATTGCATACTTTTTACCAGGAGGCTTAGTACAAACAACCTTGATATCGCGCCCTTCGAGAGGATCAGTAATATCACCGTAGTCTTCATCTAGCATAATAGAAAGAAGCTTTTGATAAACAGTCTTTCCAAAACCCCAAATCTTTACACCTTCGTCTTCCTGACCACGAACAATTACAGCAGCGTAGGTGCGCATGTTAGGGTAGAGATTTTTTGCCATCTCATAAGATTCTTTTGAACCTTCGTCTCGAAGCTTATTGATTAACTCCTGAACTGGATCTTTCTTGCCAAACTGGTAGGGTGCTACCATCCCACGAGAACCTGGAATATTGTAGTACCACTGTACTTCTTTGAAGGGTTGACCGTCATTGTCTGGGAATGAGATCAATCGAACAGTGTGTTCTTCACCTTCTACAGGTTTCCATGTTGAGCTGCGACTCTTGTTTGCACCGCTAAGTCTCTCTAGTTTACGTTTGATTGCGTCGAAATCGATTGCCATTTTTTCTCCTTTAAAATTTAATGTGCAATGTTTAATGTGCAATGTTTTAATTGCTTAAGCATTATACAAAAGGAGAAGATTATTTACAAAATTAATGAAACTTATTTAATACCAGAAAGCACTTGCCATCTTTGAACAGCAATATTTGCAGACTCTTGCATCATTCTTTGGTCGCTAGAGGGCGTTACATCAACTACACCCGGCGGTGGAGGCATCTGTCTTTCTTTTTCAAGTTCAATGTCGAGAGCTCTTCTTCGCTTTCTATATGACATACCTTCTTTATCACTATCCATTTTTTCTTTTTCTCTTTGTCTGATAGCATTGACGACTTCTAGTTCAGTTTCAGATCTAGAAGCTCCAGCTGGGTTGACAATCTGTTCAAGTTTGTCTCCAGTCCCAGGTTCTAATATCCCTAACGCATGCATAGTCATACCTAGATTGTACATACCACCCCAGTTTACAATAATCCTCAAAGCTCTTGCCGGCATGTTGTCAGCAGATGCCCATTTGTGAAGTGTCTTAAACTGTCTAGAAACATTTGCTACAGCTTTTACCATAGAGATCATAGACTTGTCAAAACTCTTAGACATAGATAAAGCTGCCCCCATTGCTGCCAAGGTCAAATCGACCCCGCCTGTCAGCGTGATATCAGGCAACATTCCTAATCCAGACACTATGGCTCTTCTGTTATATTGAAATGCTGCTATTGCATATTGTTTTGCTTTTTCTTTTTCTTGCGCAGGCATCGTTCTTATAGCTTCTAAGTCTTCTCTATTTAAAAGATCAGATGAAGCTGCAGCCAAACCATAAGGTACAATTTGATTAAGTGGTGAAAGTGCATCCTTGCCTGTTACTTTTTCTATAACATCATTTAAAGAAGCAATTGAATTTATAGCTTGAGAAGCATCATATAAAAATTTAATTGCCAGTGTAACATCGATTAATTTAGCAATCGGAGTCTGTGCCACACCTGGAATAGCTCCTAAACCACCA